CTCCAGAGAGGGTAGCAAGGTTTGGTGCAGGTGAGCAACCCTTTGATAATAACAACTCTGATAATGAAAGTATGCAGCGTGTTGAGTATTACGAGTGTTATGTTCGTGCAGATTTAGATGGTGATGGCATAGCAGAACGACATAGAGTTTGTTACGCTGACAACAAAGTGCTAATGCACGAAGAATGTGACTATCAACCATTCCATAGTGTATGCCCGTTCCCAATACCACATAAGTTCTTTGGTGAATCATTAGCTGACAGAACTATGGATTTACAATTAATTAAATCTACTATTACTAGACAGATGCTAGACAATCTTTACTTAACTAACAACTATCGTGTTGGTGCAGTTGAGGGACAGGTTAATCTTGATGACTTACTAACATCTACCGCAGGTGGTGTTATTCGTATTAAGAACCCTAATGCGTTAGTGCCAATGACAGTGCAATCTAGTGCAGGACAATCATTTCCCATGCTTGAGTATTTAGATACTGTACAAGCTAAACGAACTGGTGTAAGTGAAGCATCACAGGGACTTGATCCTAATATTCTCCAGAATGTGACAGCCACAGCAGTCGCAGCAATGAGTTCAGCAGCAGGTGGTAAAATAGAACTGATAGCTCGTATATTTGCTGACACTGGAGTCTCATCTTTAATGAAAGGTATATTACAGCTTGTATGTAAGTACCAACAAAAAGAAAAAATTATTAAAGTTAACAACAAATTTGTACCCATGAATCCTAGAGAATGGAATACAGAATACAATGTCACAGTCAATGTTGGTCTGGGCAATGGTGCTAAAAGTGAGCAATTATCTGTTATGCAGATGGTGTTAGACAAACAAGAGCAGATGCTTACACAATACGGATTATCTAATCCACTAGTTAGCTTAAAACAATACAGAGACACACTGGCTAAATTTGTAAACATGGCTGGATTTAAAGATGAGTCTGCATTCTTAAAAGATGTAACCCAAGAAGAATCTGACCAACTTGCACAACAACAAGCACAGAACCCACAGGCTGATCCTAATACTGAAGCAGCTAAAATACTTGCACAAGTAGAAAAAGAAAAAGCAGAGATGCAAATGCAATCTAAAATGGCACAGCTTGAATTAGAAAAACAAGAGCTAGAGCTTAAAGTGCAAAAAGAAATGTTAGAGCTGCAACAAAAACAAGTACAGTTTGAAGCAGAGATGGCTATGAAAGAAATGCAACTGATGCAAAAGACTACCAATGACCAAGAAAAATCTGATCTAAATAAAACAACAGAAATATTAAATTCATTAGAAAAAATACAAAACCTAGCAACACCTAAAATTTAATGGACAAAAAAGCTGAAATTAAAAGCGTATTAAATACTCAATCATTTCTTGATGAAATAAAAGATATGACCAAAGAGTGTTATGCAGAAATACAAAATTCTAATCCAGAAGATGTAGCTACAAGAGAAAGAGCTTATCAAAGGATTAAGGCAATAGACAGCATGATGACTAGACTTCAATCTATCGTAGACAGCGACAAGATTAAGGATAAATCATGGACAATATTATAGGCATTTAGCCTGTATGGTAATGCCACACCTAGATGGCGATTAAGGAAATACAATGAGTGAAGAAACCACGACTCCAGAAGTTGGAAGTGGGAATGATAGCCCTATAACAATAGATGATGCAACATCTGCATTTGAGGGTATGTTATCCACACCAGAGGACTCTAACGAGCAACCAACTGAAACGGAAGAAGATACACAAGAAGCAGAGGTAGAGGAAGCAGAAGACGAAGCGGATTACGAGGAAGCTGTAGAAGCAACCGAAGATGAAGTGGAAGAAGATGTAGACTCCGAAGTTGAAGAACCTGAAGAACCTGAAGAAGTTGAGGAAGAACAAACTTTCACCATAAAAGCAGCAGGTGAGGAAAAAGAAGTTACCCTTGATGAACTAAAGAAATCTTATCAACTTGGCAGCGACTATACTAAAAAGACTCAAGAAGTAGCCGAACAGCGTAAAGTAATTGAACAAGAAGCTAAAGCTATTCTTGAAGCTAGACAAGTTAGGGATGACTATGCTCAAAAACTTCAAGCAGTTGAACAATTCTTGGTTGGCAATAATGACAGCCCAGAAGATTTATCTGCAATGAAAGAGAACGACCCAATAGGATATGCAGTTAAGGTCGCAGAAATGACCGAAAAAAAAGAACAGTTACAAGCTGTGCAATCTGAACGACACCGCCTTGCTGAAGAGCAAAACGCAGTAAGAGCAGATCAAATGCAAAAGTTTGTAGCAGAAGAAGCACAAAAACTAGCACAATCCTTGCCAGAGTTTTCAGACAAAGCCAAAGGCGAACAAATTAGAAATAGTATTCGCAACTATGGAAAAAAGGTTGGTTTCACAGATGAAGAGTTATCTCAAGTCTATGACTCTCGCCATGTTTTAGTGTTACATAAAGCGGCACAATACGACAAATTAATGGCAGGTAAAGCTGGTGTTAAAAAGAAAGTCGCTAATGCTCCCAAGACAATAAAAGGTGGAGCTAAAGTAAAGCAGACTGTAACAGACAGAACTAAAAAACAACAGAACAGGTTACTGCAAACTGGTGATGCCAGAGATGCAGCAGCTTTATTTGAAAACTTTATTTAAGGAAAATTAACAATGGCTTCATTTCATACTTATCAAGCAATTGGTATGCGTGAGGATTTATCCAACACCATATACAATATTGCTCCGACAGAAACTCCTGTAGTTTCTTCTATCGGAAAAACAAAAGCAACAGCTACTCTACATGAGTGGCAAACAGATACACTAGGTGCAGCAGCTAACACAGCATTAGTTGAAGGAGCGGATGCAGCAGCATTTACAGCCGTACCTACAGTTAGAGCTACAAACAGAACTCAAATCATGGGTAAAACAGTAAACATTACTGGCACTCTTGATGGAGTTGATAAAGCTGGTCGTAAGACAGAAACAGCTTATCAATTAGCTAAAGCAGGACAAGAACTAAAACGAGACATAGAATTTGCTATTCTTGGTAATGTTGCTCCAGTAACATCAGCAGGTTCAACAGCACCAAAGATGGCATCTCTACAAACTTGGATTAGAACTAACTGGACTTCAGTAGGTACAGGTTCTCCAGCAGCTCCAGCATCCCCTCCAGGTTCTGCAATTAGAACTGCAACTTCAACTAGTACTACAGCAGCATTTACAGAAGCATCTTTAAAAACTGCTATGAAAGCAGCGTTTAATGCAGGTGGCACTCCAACTATGTTAGTTGTTCCACCAAACCAAAAAGTTAAAGTATCAGCTTTCTCTGGTATTGCAGCTAATCGTGTTTGGACTGACAACGCTGGCAAAAGCACTAAAGCAGCAGCAATTGTTGGCGCAGCAGATGTTTATCTTTCAGACTTTGGTATGCTTTCAGTTATACCAGAAAGATTCATGACTTCTGATTATGCTTCTAACAATGGCGAACAAGCTCTTATTATAGACCCAACAATGTTGTCTTGTGCAACTTTAAGACCATTCCAGTCTACTTTACTAGCTAAAACAGGTGATGCTGAAAAACATCAAATACTTACAGAATTAACTCTGCAAGTAAGTAACGAAGCAGCTCATGCAATCGTTGCTGATTTAAACGCTTAATTAAATATTAAGTATTGATATAGCCCACTTCGGTGGGCATATCTTTTAAGGAAGATTATGGAAGATAAAAAAGAATATAAGAACAGTTGGTCTAAACCAATAAAATATAGACACCAAACAAAACACGATGACCATGATAATGATGGTTATGTGATAGAAACAAAACAAGATGTAACAGATATTGTTGAAATGAACAAAGAAGAAATTATTACTTCATCATCAAAATGGGGTGATGATATGTTTGATAACAAGATTGCATCTATACCAATGACAGTTGTTGATGACTTAAATCATAAAAAGATCATGCAAGGATTTAATGTAATAGATTTAAAGAGATTTAAAGAATTTTTAAATCATCCAGACAATCGTTTTTTTAGAACAAAACAGGGCAGAATTTAAATGGCATTTTTTACAGACTACACAACGCTACAAGCTACTATAGCTGATTATTTAGCTCGTTCTGATTTAACAACCCAGATACCAGAGTTTATTAGACTAGCTGAAGATAGACTTGTCAGAGACTTACGCATAAGACAAATGCTTAAAGTTGCTACTGCATCTACTACAGCAGGTGATGCTACTGTATCTTTGCCTTCAGATTTTGTAGCTATGAAAGATTTGCATTTACAAGGCAACCCACCACAAACAATTAAATTTTTATCTACAAGCAATTTTTTTAGAAATGCACATACTGCTGTTTCTGGATTACCTAATTTTTACACACTGCTAGGTGCAGAGTTTCAATTTGCTCCAATCCCTGACAGCGTTTACACGCTACAGATGGTTTACTTTTATCAACCAGAATATTTGAGCGACACTAATTCATCTAACCTTTGGTTAGCTAATACACCTGATTTATTGTTATACGCTGCATTAGGTGAAGCAGAACCTTATTTGATGAATGATGAAAGACTTAATACATGGGCAAGTATGTATGACAGAGGAATGATAGCTCTACGCAAGAGTGATGATGAATCTGAATACCCTGCTCAACCACTTACTATTACTAACTCAACGAGGTAAATTATTATGGCTGAAATGTCGGACTATTTAGAAGTCGCACTTCTAAACGCAACACTTAACGGAACTGCTTTTACAGCAGTAAATAATCCATATGTATCATTACACACAGCAGACCCAACAGATGCAGGAACTGGCACAGAAGTTTCTGGTGGCTCTTACGCTAGAACTGCATCATCTTTTGCTACTGCTTCAGGCACATCAGGTTTAGTTGCTACAGATGCAGATACTACTTTTCCAACTGCAACCGCAGCTTGGGGAACTGTAGGATGGATTGGTTTATGGGATGCTGCTAGTTCTGGAAATATGTTATACCACACAGCACTAGATGCTTCTAAAACTATTGACTCTGGTGATATATTTAAAATCACAACTGGCAACCTAACTGTAGAATTAGCGTAAGGATAAAACATGGCTCTTATCGTAAAGGATAGAGTAAAAGAAACCACTACGACAACAGGCACAGGCACAGTTACATTAGCTGGAGCAAGTACAGGTTTTCAATCTTTTGCTGCTATAGGAAATGGTAATACAACTTACTATGCTATTACAAGTGGTAACGACTATGAGGTAGGTTTAGGCACTTATACAGCTTCAGGCACAACTTTATCCAGAACAACAATATTGGAGTCAAGTAATTCTGGTTCAGCAATTACTTTATCTGGCACAAGTGATGTATTTTGTACTTACCCTGCTGAAAAAGCAGTAGTACAAGACAACACAAATACAGGTGTAGCACCACAGTTTGGTGCAACTAATGGCATCTTTGTAAATAACGACACAATAAATACAGACTATACATTTCCTACAAATTATAATGGTATTTCTGCTAGTCCAATTACTGTCAATAGTGGTGTAACAGTAACAGTTTCTAGTGGGCAAAGATGGGTGATAGTATAATATGGCTACAATAATAAATGCAGATACAAGTAACGGATTAAAACTAACCTCTGATACATCGGGTGAAATAGAACTACAGAGTGCTGGAACAACAATTGCTACAGTAGATAGTACTGGTCTTACAATGGCAAGTGGTAAATCCTTAACAGGAGTCATATTGTCTGGTACACCTGTAGCTACTACTTCTGGAACATCTATTGATTTTACTTCTATTCCTAGTAATACTAAAAGAGTTACTCTAATGTTTGCAGGGGTGTCTACTAATAGTACGGGACGACCATTAATTCAACTTGGTGACTCTGGAGGTATAGAGACTACAGGATATATATCTAAATCTGCTTACGCAGGTGCTTCAATGGCAGGAACAAATTCTACAGCAGGATTTATTGTTAATGATTCAGGAGACCCTGCTCCATTAGTATCAGGAACATATGTCTTTACATTACTTAATTCTTCAACAAATTTATGGGTTGGTTCAGGTACTTTGTGTTTTGAAAATTATGATATAGTCATTAATGGTGGAGGTCAAAAAACCCTTTCAGGCACACTAGACAGAGTTCGTTTAACCACAGTTAGTGGTTCAGATACTTTTGATGCAGGTTCAATAAACATATTGTACGAATAGGGTAAATTATGAGAAAAGAAATAAACATTATTACTGGTAAAGGTGCTTACATGTACCTAATAATTTACAAGTAATTACTGGGATAAAAAATATGAAGAAAAATAATAGATTTAAGGAGAATTACTTTGGCTGATATAGTATTAACAGGAAATACCTCTGGAGCTATTACAGTTGCAGCACCAGCAGTTGCTGGAACGAATACCTTAACCTTACCTGCAACAACAGGAACAGTATTAGATACAAATAGTAGTCTTTCTGCTTCAAATTTAACAGGTGATATTCCCATAGCTTCTTTTCCTACAGGTACTATTTTACAGGTAGTAACAAATACACCAGATACAGGTGTAGTTAATTTAACTAATACAGCTTGGGGAAATATTGATAGTGATTTATATACAGCTATTACTCCAAAAGCATCAGATAGCACTTTAATATTAGAAGCTGTTTTTGTGTTTGGCGGTAACAATAATACAGGTATTAGTTATCATAAGTTTTATGATATAACAAATGCTGCTGATGTTAATTTAAGTACAGCAGGTGCTAGAACAAGTAGTCATACTTGTGTAAGAAACCAAGACTATGATGCAAATGATTGTGTGATGGTAACTATGATGACAACAGTAAGTGCTGCAAGTACAACTGCTAGAACTTACAGTATATATAACAGATGTGAAAATGCTACACAAGCTAGTTATTTTGCTAATCCTTCTAATACTACTGCATTAGGTTATGCAAAACCTACATTTAAAATAACGGAGGTAGCAGCATAATGAAAGCTATATTTGCATTATATCCTGAAGCAGCAAAAACTAAATATAAAAGTGATACTGAAATGTATGCTTGGGATAAAGACGGAAATAAAATTGAATTAGATTTAGATGCTATTAATAACTGGGTAGACCCTGAAGCATACATAGGTAAAAGATTAACTGAATATCCAACATTACAAGAGTGTGTTCATGCAATACTAGATGGAAACCTAGAAGAACTACAAGCTAAAAGACAAGCAGTCAAAGCTAAATATCCTAAAGGAGACACGTAATGAGTGTAGCTATTAACGGAACTAATGGAATTACATATAATGATGGCTCATTACAATCCTCTGCTATAGGAAAGAACCTTATCATCAATGGTAATATGCAGATAGCACAAAGAGCAACAAGTGTTACAGGGAAAACAACTGGCGGCTATTATACTGTTGATAGATGGCAAACAACTATTACTACAATGGGAACATGGTCACAATCACAATCAACAGATACACCAAGTGGTCAAGGATTTGCTAACAGTTTAAAGATGGATTGCACAACAGCAGATGCAAGTCCAGCTGCTGGTGACCATTTATTAGTAAATCAAAAGTTTGAAGGATTAAATTTACAAAATTTAGCAAAGGGTACATCAGAAGCTAAAAGTATAACAGTGTCTTTTTGGGTGAAATCTAGCAAAACAGGTACATATATTTTAGAAGTAGATGATAGAGATAATACAAGAGCAATATCACAATCATATACTATTAATTCAGCAAACACATGGGAAAAGAAAACTTTAACATATGCAGGAGATACTACAGGTGCACTTGATAATAATAATGCTGTTAGTTTATTTCTAACATGGTGGTTAGGAGTAGGTAGTAATTTTACATCTGGAACTTTAGCTACATCTTGGGCAGCAAGAACAAGTGCTAATCGTGTAGTAGGTCAAGTTAACCTAGCAGACTCTACATCCAATGATTGGTACATTACAGGAGTGCAGTTTGAGGTAGGCACTACAGCAACACCATTTGAACACTTACAATATGGACAGCAGTTGGCTTTGTGTCAGAGGTATTATGAATATGGTACAAGAAATTTTTATGGTAGCACTGATTCCCCAGGAAACATAGTATCAGAAGAAACTTTTAAAGTTGTAAAAAGAGCAACACCTACTATGGTATATGGTACATGGTCATATTCAAGAAGTGGGGGATCAGGTACTGGCTCTCTAATTAATTATCAAACAAATATAAATAAATGGTCAGGTTATATAGGAACTGGTTCTGGCTTTGCAGCAGCCTTTTCTGGTGGGGCTTGGACTGCAGATTCGGAGCTATAATTATGAAATATAAATTAACAAAAAATATAGATGGAACTATAAGCACAACACAAGTGCTACAAATAAGTAGTGGGGCATTTATCCCTTTTGATTCAGACAACAAAGACTACCAAGCATACCTAGAATGGTTAGCAGAAGGTAACCAACCAGAAGAAGCTGATGAAACCTAATCCAGAAGAAACTAAAGAAGCGATGAAGGAAGGCTTACAAGAGTGGTTAGATAAAAAGTTTATGGAGTTTGGGAAATGGAGTCTTAAAGGTATTACAGCAATGGCTCTCGTTGGGCTAGTTTATCTTTGGGCATCATCACATGGATGGATAATCAAATGATGTATTTATTATGGTTTATAGGTGGTG